TTCTAATCCATCTTTAATATAAGCAACAGCTCTACCTGTTTCTGTCATTCCAGACCTTTCCATTATTTGTTTAATAGTCATAATAACTCCTATAATTCTATTATTGCATACTCTACTGCTTGAGTGCCACTGCTTGAATCGCCCCATAAAGCTGTTAATGCAGAAGTTTTTAATATAGTAGATTCACCACCATATAATCTACATAAACTATCATCTGCAGTATTTTGAGTATGCTGTATATCTACATACTTAGCATTATCAGTTCCTAAGTTTTTTACAAAAACCCACCCATATGTTCCTACATCTAAGTCTGTTAGTTGAGTCCCTGCTTCAGCAACGTCTACAATACCTGTACTCCAAGCATCTCCAGTCATATCATCCATGAAAGATTCACTTCTTGTAAACTTAGCACCATTCTTTTCAGCTGTAATAGAGACACTTATTTTTATTTCATTTGCCATTATTTATCTCCTTTTGGTTTTTGGCTTTGTTGTTGTATGTTACCCATTAAAGCAAATGCATCAGAATAATCTTTTATTAATGCAGAATATCTATTAGCAACCCATTCATATCTTTTAGTTGCTTTTGTAATCACTTCATATTGATAACGTTGTATTTCTTTTGTAACTTCTTTTTCATAATTAATAACTTGCTGAGAAAATACCTGTATTTCTCTTGTTGTTTTTTCATTTTTGCTTCTAGTATTTTCTACAGCTACTTGCAATTCAGCTTGAAATTTAATGTTCGCTTCTTCAAATTTTGCTTTTTCTTTTTCTAAATTTGCTCCAAATTCTTTCATTTTGCCATCAATTTCACTCATTCTTGATGCTAGCATTTCACTATCTTCTTCTGAAGAAATCCAATTATTTGTATCCACCCAATCTAAATAGCTCATTTGAGGTGAATTAAATTCAGGAACAGTTAAATGATTCATGTCTGTTAAATGTTCTAAATTTACAGGTAGTCCAGGAACATCAGGTAATGTCATAACACCCATCGTTTCTTCTATTGTTGTTAAATGCCTAAATAGCACTTTTATTGCACCATATTGTACTAATAAATGTTCATACTCATAGGGAAAGTAATCTATTTCTTCTGAACCATAACTTAAACTATCATCGTATTTTATTTGAGTTATATCTATATATTCCGAAGAACTTGGCTCTGGTAATACATTTATTTTTCCATTTAATATATAATAACCTGGATTGATTGCAGATCTATAATACAAACTACTTACATCAGTTGCATCATATCTATTATTGGGGTCTATTATTCCTGCTCTACGTAATTTATTAGTAGAACCATCTAGTTGATTTCTCATTACTGATATTATTTTTCCTGTAACAACTAAATCATTATTTTTATCTGATATAGTAGAATCAGTAAATTTAACTATTTCTCCAGGACTAATAGTTGTAATTCTATTAACTATTTCTCTTACACCATCTTTTAACCATTGGGTAATCTTATCTTCATCACCTGTGGTATTTATCTTTGTAAGACTTTCTATCTGTGTTTTAAATGTTGCCAATTTCCTTCCTCTCTAAGGGTTGACATCCCGTGAACGAGATTGTTATTGTTAAATTTGGGAACTGCGACTACAGGGAGGGGAAGCTCTCCGCAGCCACAGCCCCAAATGTTACTACATACCTGCTATGATTGAATCTACGGCAGCTGAAGGTATAACTAAGACCCTTACAGTTCCTGAGCCTAGATTTACTGCATCACCACTACTACTTGCTACTACTGAAACAGTATTAGCTGCAGTAACATCTGCAGTGAGTTGTAAATCTGCTACATCAAGACTGTGACTTACCATAACTATATCGCCTAAAGCGGCTCCTGTTACAGTAATGTCTGCAGCTTCTTCGTTTCCATCAGTAACATTAGCAAAGTCAACTGTAGCTGATCCTGCCAATACTCTGCCAGAAGGATGATTAGCAAACCAATATTTGTTAGCCATAATCTACTCCTTTCCTTAAGATTGTTTTTTAATTACCAAACAATACGCTGTTGCAGCACCTAAATCTACTGCACCACCAGTGTTGTTTGCTAAAATTAAAGTAACAGTATCAGCAGCCGTTACTGCGCCACTTAAAACTAAGTCAGCTACATCAATGCTAAGACTAGATAACACAAAATCACCCAAGGCAGCACCTTGTACAGTAATTTCTAATGCCTCTTCATCTCCATCAGCGATTGAACTAGCATCCCAAGCTTTATCTCCAGAAAGAGCGTTAGCAAAACTTTCCAGATTATCTCCATCTTTATTTTGTCCATATAAAGGTATTCCCATAATCTACTCCTTTCTTAAGATAGCGTCCATACAGCATGAGATTCAGGCATCTCCCACTGCATTCCAGCTTCAGTTAGAATCATATCTACTCTACGGTCGACTCCTGAGTTCTCTAAAGTTTGAACTCCTACGTAGACTGAAGTGTCTCTGTTTAAACCATTACCAACTAATGGACGATAAGAACAATGCTTCATATTGATTCCTAAAATACCAATATTTGTTCCATCTAAGTGAATATTTCTTACAACATTCATATCACCATATACTGTTGAAATAGTTGTAGTGTCTAAGCCAAGAACTTTTTTTCTGCCAGTTACAGCTAAATCAGCTCTAAAGTTAGATGAAATTTCCAAATTGTTTTGGAAGTATCCACCTAATTTATGCAACCAATTATAAACTGCAGTAGAACAGAAGAAAACATTAGCTTTACTATTGTTATATCTTGGATCTAATAAATTAGAAAGATCGTTTAAGAAATCATCAGCTGTTTTTGTTCCAAGAGCCATGCTAAAAGTATTTCCATAAGTAGAAATCCAATCTACAGCACCTTGAGTATAGTTTACACTATCAACTGAACTTTGAGAACCAAATAATAAAGATTGCTCAATATCATATTTGTGCTCAATTAACTTTTCTTTCCAGATTCTTGCCCATTCATTTGCTTCATACTTAAGAACTGTTGCTCTTGCAGTATTTGTCATAGCACATGAAGTTTTCCAAATCTGAGTTTGACCTTGCCCTGTTGAGTAAGGTTGATCTTTCCAAGTTTCTGGATAACCAGAACCTTCTTCAAACGCAGAACCAACAACGTAACATCTTGATGCTTCAAGACCTGCACCAGCAGAAGCTCCTGCAACAGATGTTGTAGCTGTAACATCACCAACAGGTGCATTAACACCTAAAGGTCCAGCGAAATAATCATCACCAGCTGTTTTAGCTTTAACAACAGTTGCTTTTAATATTGCAGCTTCACCATGTGTGTGAGCTGTTGGAGGTGAAGTTGATTCATCTTGCAAACTTACTGAGTCAACTTTTATTACTGCGTATGAACCCATAGCGCCCGCAGCTGATGCTGCAAATGGAATTTTAACTAATTGACCAGGAATAAAGAACGAAGGTTGTGTTCCATTATCTCCTAATACAACGTCAGTATTTGTATTTCCATAAATACTTGCTATGTTTCCAGAATTAAGGTAATCGCTTACCATTTTTACATATACTGTATTTCCAGTGCTTTCATATGTATCGTATTGAGTAGTAGCATTAGTGCTTTGATCTTCTACCCAAGTTGCGTTATCATTTGAAAATGCTGAAGGATACGCATATCTTTTATGCCACGAAGGTCTCTTCTCTGTGAATTTAAAACTTGGATCATCAGTTGGCTTTTTAGATACTTTACTTACAAATCTAAAAAACGGGTCTTGAGCTATTGAAAGCTCAGAAACTCTATCACCAAAGTTATATTTTCTACGAAGATCACCTGTGTCAAGACCAGTACCATATCGAGTATCACCAGAACTAGCGCCAGGACTCGAATTGGTATCTGAGTATGTCTCTAAATTAAATATATCAGACATTTGACCATCTCCTTTTAACCATCACTCAACTGCACTTAATGTGCCTTCGGTCAGGTTGGTTATTATTAATTAAGTTCGGAAGATGATCTATCGAAGCATCTACCCGAACAAGTTATCTACATCTTCATCAAGGCCTAGCATATTGTCAAACAATTGATTGTCTGGCGATTTTTGCGAGTTGCCTTGATTATTAGAGTCAGAAGCACTTGTCGGAATGTTTCGTACATTTTGCATTTGTCCAAGCATATCTTTTTTAGTATTGTTAGCAATGTTTCTAGCTTGCATATCTCTATTAATTAAATAATATGCATCATCAAGAGTCATAGGCTTAGCAGCTGCAGCTTTTTTAAACATTTCGAATTTTTCATCAGACATTTTATGTTTCTTTTTGAATTCTTCTTCTTGTTTTTTATACAAAAACTGAGCTTGCATTTTCTTAGCATTGTCTTTTTCTCTAGACATCATTTGATTAACTCTACCTTGAACAATTTGATCTATGTGAGCATTTTGAACTTTTGCTGATGCTGATTCAGGATTTTTCATCGCTTCTTCTGCATCAAATTCAAAATCTTCAGGAAGATTCAATTGATCTTTTATGCCTTGCTGTGGTTGTCCACCACCTTGCAAATAGTTACGAACATGTTCAACAAGACCACTGTCTCGTTTCATCGCTTCGAGAACTGGAACAAAAGGTTTCAAGTCTTTAAGCTCATCGTTAATACGAACAGCTTCTCTGCTTGAATCCTTGTACCTCTGTTTATAAGGATTGCTCTCGTCATCCCAGTTAACCGAAGTGCCAGTAGATGTATTTTGGGTTACCTGTTCAGGGCCAACATCTTGTTGGGTTACTTCTGGTGTTTGTCTAACTTCCCCGTCTGTTTGCATTCCATTTACGGAATCCTCTAGTTCAGAAAAGAAATCGCCTGAGTCAAAAACAGCTTCTTCAGCACTTGCTTCATTAGCTGGAATTGAGTTACCTGCTTGTTCTTCTGTCATTATTTCTCCTTTTTTTTAAGAAATCTGTGCCTAATCTAATCAGTTTCATCTGTATTAGTCAAGTCTTTTATTAAATTATCTGCTTCCATTTTAATTCTTTGTTTTTGAAGGTTTGCATTATCCATAAACATTTTCTGAGCTAATTTTTGTTTAGCTTCTGTTTCTAAATACTGCTTTTCAAGATTTGAATTAACCTGACCTTTCTTTTTAGCTAGTTCAACTTCAGCTTGATTTACTTTATCTTTAATACCTGCTTGAACTAATTGTCTTTCTAATGTTTCAATAGTTCCAGATTGTTTTTTCAGCTGACTTTCCATACTTTGAACTTGTCCTTGCAATTGAGAGTATATACTTTTTCTCTTAGCAATTTGCTCTTTATTCCTTAAGTCTGTTTCTGCCAATACAGCTATATCATCAACAATTCCCATTTGCATCATTTCTTTTAATTCTGATATATATGCCCATCTATTTATTGGCATTGTAGATCCTGCTATAATTCTAACATCAAATTTAGCAGCACCATAATCTTTAATTTTTCCTACAGCTTCACCTAAGTCATTGTAAATAGGAATATTAATTTCAACTTGTCTTTGTTCTTGCAATGCACTTGGCTGAACAATTCTAAATGTTTTTTGTGCTGTGTATACAGATTGAGTAAATTGCTTTATAACAATACCCATCTGTTTTAATGCAGGTTCTAAAGCATTTTGCATCCATTGTTTTATTCTTCTAGTTCCGTATTCATCCATAGCAAGCATACCTCTATATGTTTCATGTTGAGAACCAGTGTCTCCCATCATAGAAGAATATATTCCTGCTAAATATTCCATATCTTGTTTTGAATTTTGAACTATATTAAAAAATGCGCTATTTAAAGGAGCAGGTTGTATAGCTTGTGGAGATTCAGAACCTGGTCTTACAGGTAATAATGCTCCAGGAGCACTAGAATATTTTTCCCAATAATCTGTATCAATAGAACCTTCTTCATGCATAAATCTTAAAGAACTACCTAAAGAAGCATTATGTACTAATAATTGATGCGCTTTATTTACTTCTCTTTGTTTGCCCATTAAAGGAGATACTGCGCTTATTGGATAAGGTGTTCCTGTCCATTTATAATGAAATGGGACAATAGGATATTCTGTAATTCCTTCTGGTAATATTTTTTTATATAACATTGTATCACCAGTACTACAACATAATTGAACTCTATTTCCATGAAAAGGAACTGCTTCTACTATTGTAGATGCAAACTTTTTATCTTGAGATATAACTTTAAATTCTTTTTCAGTAATAACCATGTTTTGAATAATTGTAGCTTGCTTTTGCAAATCTGCAGTCATTTGCTGTTGAGCTTGAGCAATTTGCTGTTGCATACCTTCTTGCATTTTTTGCATTTCTAATTGAAATCTTTCTGGAATCATTTCACCAGATTGAACAGCTTCTTCCATAGATTTCTGCTGCTCTAAAGCTTTAACTTGTAATTCAGCAGTCATTTCTTGTATTTGCACTTGGACTTGTTGCTGTATTTGTTGCAATACTTCTTTAGTTAAAGGTTGTTGGTAAAATACATTTACATATTTTATTTTAATTTTTTCATAAGTTTCGAAAAATTCTACTACTTCATCTCTAGCACCTTCTTTATCTGGACTTTCATCAGTATCAATATCCTTATATCCAAAATCCTTCATATATTTATCTCTAGATTTTTCAGAATAATTATAATCATTATCATTTAAACTAGCAGATTTTTTAATCTTAGAAGCTAAATCTGGATATATTTTTATTAAATGAGATTTTGGCAATATTTTTCTTATCATAACAAATGAAGCATCTCTAAATAATAAGTCTCTAGATTTAGGATCTACAAATAAATCAAATGGTTCTGGCTGTTTAATAACTACATCACCCATTCCATTATCAGAGTCTTGGTCTACAGTAACATGCATATACCCTACTCCTTTAGTAACAGAATCATTTACACAATTAGCGTAAAGAGAGGATCCATCAGACAAGTCCCATATATAATCAGCCATGTCAGAAAATACAGCAGCAACATCAGTATCACTACCATCAACTCCAACGGCTTGCCATCTAGGTTTGTTTGCTGTGGCGTAAAAATTTAACATTTCTACTACAGGCAATATGCGGTTTATTGTGAAGGTGGGCATTCCTTGTTCTTCTAATGTAACCCTCTCTTCATCTGTTAATTGATTATCGTTAGCAAAGTCTACACCTTTTTGATTGATATATTCCCATTGAGCTCTATTTTCTCCATTAGCAATTTCAAATAAATCATGTATTCTTTGTACTTCTTTAGTTATTTTTTTAGCCATTATTTACCTTCTTTATATTTATTATTAGCAATTTTATAACCTTTACTTTTTTTACTTTTTCCATGTTTTTCACCCACCGGGTGCAAAGTACCTTTTTTAGGTCAAATGTGCATTTTTGGTTTCATGTTTATTCCTTATTCTTCATATCGATATTTTTCTGTACGAGGGTAATATTTTCCTTGATATTTTGTAGATTCTAATGCAATTCTTTTTTTAGCCATGTCTTTCATTACAGTAGGAGATAATCCAGTTTCTTTATGTTGTTTTTCTATCATTGCTTTAACTTTTGGATTCCAAATACCTTTTCCTGCAGATTTATTTGATCCTACCCATAAATTAAGAAAGTCTCTAGCTTGTTTTAAACCCTTTGCTCCTAATTTAAAAATATTTTTTATTGAACCAGAAGCTCCCATAGGAGTTACACTCATTACTATATCTATCAATTCTTCATCTGATAGCATAGATTTCATAATATTATCTTCAATTTTTGTCATGCTGTTATCCAACTTTTTGCTTTAGGTTTATGCTTAAACCAATCTCCACCTTTATTCTTTTTAATAGATTTAGGAGGATTAGCATATTTACAAGCATAAGCTAAAGCATCTATTGTATCGTCATGACCCATCCTAGGGCCAAATGTTAAAACTTCATGTTGCAATTCATAGTGGTCTTTTTTCATATACACAC